GCTTTAAAGTTAACGAACTTCCTGTGTTCATAATAGTCTCCTAGGTGCAGGATATTTTTAATATTGTGTTCTTTTAGATACGGAAAGAATATTTCCTCATAGAATCTTTCTTGATACTTCAGAAATATATCTGATGAGTTTCTAACACCACAATGGGTATCATTTAGAATAGCTACTTTCATATTACACCATAAAGAGCTCTAGCTTTTCAGCCTGAGCTTTCTCTTCCTTAGCAAATTCTTTAATGGCTTGATCTTTAGTCTTAACTTGAGAGATTCTTTCTCTAAGTGTATCGACATAGGCCGCAGTTTGTTCTGCACCTTCAGAATCCATACCCATAGCAACAAAGTCTTCGATACCCATGCGTTCTATAAATCTGAACTTGATATCTTGCTGTTTCTTTTCCTTTGTGATTCTACGAATAAACGCAAAGTAGCATATTTGTGTAAAGTAACTAAATGCGTTAGGTCGGCCGGTGCGAGTAGCTGTTTCAATATTGTAGTTTCCAATTGCTCTTAGACAATTCTCAACAGCATCCATAACCATCTCTTCGCGATAGGTATACCGAACGAAGTTCGGTCTGTGAGACAGGCCTTCGGATATTTTCATAAAACAGGTTGCGATGTAATCAGTAACTTTGGGAATATTAGCTCCCTTGTCTCTAGCTTCATTTACAGTTTCTACGTATTCGACAACAGCTAGAGAAAACTTCTTGTTGTCTACGTAATGTGGTCGTTGCTTAGCTTTTGTTGTCATTGGTCTTCTCCATAATTATGTCTATTATAACACAGTTAAGCGTAAAAGTAAACAATTATTTTTGCAAAAAATATTGCGAAATACCTGTACAAATTGGGGAAAGTATGATATAATATTAATGTCCTTCCGGGGGAGAGGGGTATATCAGTGGTACGTTGGCTTAGTCTTAGGTTTGAGTTCAGGTTCTTCATTATCAGTAATTTCACGATTAATTTCAATTAAATCTTCAAGTAACTCATTGTACGTTTATACGAGAGGAGCCTTGCTCCGATCGTTAATTATTTCTTCAACATATGCTTCAGCTATGTCTTCATGAACTGGTACATGTTGCAGTATTCTATTGTGGAATATTTTAAAACTCTTTTGTGGTGATAGTGGGAACCATTTGCTTAGATGATAGTTTCCAGTTACATTATGGACAAGCATTAATGGGCTTTCGACAATATAGTTATCACCATTCTTCGCTACCATAATAGCAATAATGTCGTCCCCATTAATTAACTTAAACTGTCTTATTTGTCCAGTATCCATAATATTATATATGCCTTAGATTTTTACATCATAAAGTTTATATTTGAATTTCTCTTTCGCGTATATCTTAATTCGTTCAGCTGCATGGTTAAGCGTGTAGTTCTTCTTAGACTTCCAATGCAAATCATCGGCTATATCAAATACTTTAGTTGCTCTACCATCAGCAGACTTTCTTAAACCTCGTCCGATACTTTGAAGAACCCTAATTTGAGACTTACTTGGCGAAGCAAAGATGATATTGTGTAAACGCTTAATATTGATACCAGTAGAAAAAGTGCCCATACTAGCAACAATGATCGCATTATCTTGGGTTTCCGTAATCGCTCGAATCTCTTCCCTTGTGTCCACATCGGTTTCACCTGAGACATAAAATAGTTTCCTCTCGTTTCTTGGTAAAGCATCAAATCGTTCTCTTAGCATATTGTGTAATGGCTTACCGTGTTTATCTACATATTGGAATAAGACCAGAGTATTACCCTCGAGATCCATAGCTAAGTTTGATATAAAGTTATTCCGTGGTTCATATTTAACGATGAAATCCATCTCAGCCTGGTAATCTTTCTTTACGACTTCTCTACAGATCTCATCTTTATATTTTAGTAGCAGTACGTCTATCTGTAAATCTGCTAACGCTTTTTCATCAATAAGTTTCTTAGTTGTGGTTACTTTATGCACTGGTCCAAATAAACCCTCGAGTACTAACTGGTGAGTCTGTGTACCATCAAGTGTACCGGTAGTTCCCATTCTATATTCTGCATTAACACATTTTTCTAAGATGGCTGTGAGCGACTTCGCTTTAAAGTTATGTGCCTCATCGCCGATTACCATTCCATAGTTTTGGAACCATGGAGCTCGTTCTTTATAGATTGATTGCCAAGTGGTAATAATAACTCGTTGCTGTAAGTTGTACTTCTCTCGACCAGAGTAGATCTTATGGCAATTCTCTTCAGCACTCCATTCATCATACTGTGAATAATCTGCAAAGTCTGAGTACATCTGTTCTACCAGCGATGTGGTAGGTACGATCAGTAGTACATTTAAATCACTAGAATCTAAGAAGGCTCTCATCGCCATATAAATGATCAGTGATTTACCAGATGCTGTAGGTGAAAGCAATAGGGTTTTCTTATTTGAAAGTGCATGCTCTAATGCTGCTAATTGGTAATCACGTGGCTCAATCTTTTGTCCACCAGCAGTAAGGGTTAATCCATCTGTAATGTAAGATGTTTCAATCTTCTGTATAGCGTCTGGCCGACCAAACGCTGAGTTCTCTACTACAATCTCATATTGTCTAGCATCAGCAAATTCTTTAAGATATTTGTATAGACCACAGTATAAAGTTTTCTTTCTCTGGTCAAACAGTCTTATCTTGCCATCCCACATTCTATTCTTATATGCTGGCATAAATTTATAGCCAGGAACAAAGAAGCAGAAATGTTCGGATAACTCCATTTCTATACTAGGTTCAGTTTGAATGTGCAGAAAAACTTCGTTCTTCTTTGTGATTACTAGTTGGTCCAAGTTATGATTCCATCACATAGTCTATAGGTATATTTATTAGTTACTAAAGTAACGCCATCAAAATGCTTTATCGTTTCCTTTGAGTTCTCTTGGATAAAGTTTTTTAGCTGAGTTAAAGAATGCCATCGTCCATTCTTTTTCTCTATATTATCTATAAGGGTCATACGCCACTCGTAAATTTATGCCAATCAATAGCATTCTTAATAGACTGATGTCGCCACTTAATGTTATCCATTATTTCTTTAAGAGTATCTACAAGCTCTTGAGTGTATTGCATTTTAGCTTGATGTTCTTGAATCAATGGATCTGAGTCGTACCATTTATCCATATCGCCTTTTAGAACTGTAAGACCATTTAGTGGGTCAGGACTCCAGCCTTTACTTGATAATTCTTCCTGCGAGAGTTTACCATTATAGTGCATAAACTTATCACGTAAAAGCACCTTAAAGTCAAGGTCTAATTTTTTAAGTTTTAGTTTGTTTATGGAGTATAGTTCTAGATATTTGCTGTGAAGTTTAGCAGATTCGCGGGATGCATCACCAAGATTCATTTCATCTATAACAGAGTCTTTCTTCCACATTTCAATAATTGATTCTAAATTGTTCATAATATTCTCATGTTGTACTTATATGTATACCTATTATAACACAGGTAAACTCAAATGTACAATGTTTTATAGTATTTCAAAGTTGGTATACTTAAAAGTAGCTGATACCTGAAGATATTCTATCGAATCATTCTGTGTATTAAACTCTAAGCTATCTAATGACGTAGGGAAAATGCCATTAAATCTTATCGTCTTAGCAATATTATTGTGGCTATTAAGAATCTGAAGTTCTGCAGTCTCAGATGTATCCGCTTGCTTAATTGAATCGTGCATCCAATTAAACATTTCGATATAGTTTTCCATATCTTCAGTAACATTAAATGTTATAGACAACGGTGAAAAGTTTAGTCTATCGCCAGCTACGCCATGGTTAGAACCACGATAGGGTAGAGCAACTTCCGTTATGTCTATATTAGGCAGAGTGACTGCCGTACAGAAGTACTCTACGTTTCCATACTTTTCTCTGTTGATAACAAACTGAAATCCAACAGGTGATAGAAAATTCTTATTTGTAGTTAATTCGCCCATAATACTATTTATACTTTTTGTCCATTCAATACTTATTTATACGCAATAAAAAGGGACCCCGAAGGATCCCTTAATATTAATAGTTATTAATTAACTACTAGCTTCCTGGGTTAACGTCACCGTTAATGTTCGTTACTTTGAACTTGCGGAAGTAAACGTTCTGACCAGCAGCAATGCTAGTGAACGGGTTAGAAACAAGACCGTAACGAGTCTTAAATCCGATACGTGGCTGGAAGTCGTCTTCGCCAACTGCTTTAACCATTTGTAATGGTACGTATGGGCAGTAGAATAGACCAGCGTCGTATGGGTTTGAACCTCTGTAACCAACAGTTACATAGTCAACACTTGCGTATGGATCGATGTATACTTTGATGCCAGAGCCAAGAGTACCAGCGAAAGTATTACCAGTAGGATCTACATTCAGTGAACCTGCACCTGAGTAGTTAAGATCACCAGAAGCAGCCAATAGAGATGCAACGTTAGCAGCACAGATAACGTAGTTACCTTTACCACGACGAGTTGCGATAGCAATTGAGTTAGCTTGCTTTTCGATTTCCATAAGAAGTGACTTAGCTTTTTCAGTCAACCAACGACCGTCTGAAGAATCAAGGTCAAAGGTTGCTGCTGCCGAGCCAGCTTCGTTTACACGTACTTTAGCACTTAGGTTAACAGTACGAACAACTTCACGGTTGATTTCAGCCAAGATTTCTGAAGAAAGAATGTTAGCCAACTCAGACTCAGCGTCTAGA